GTCATCAGTATTCTCAGAAAGAGTCAAATGAATACGAGTTCCAAAATTAGAACGCGCCACAACGTGAATAAATGGAAGTTTATTTTCCATAATCAAAATGCTTTATAGTTTTTAGTAATTCTCACAAAATAATTCTTATTAGATTCAATAAAATCTGCAACTTTCCGTTCGATTTCACGAACACTAAGACCAACAAATACACGATAATCAAAAAAACCAGTCTTAACATCATAATAACGAACAAGCCAAGTGATTTTTCTTTTTGTTTTCATAATCATATCTATTTTATTACAATACAAAGATAAGGAAGTTCAAATAAAAACACCAAATTAAATTATATGTTATAAAACATGTTTTGCATTTTTATTGGTGTCACTTTTGCCAATCTCGGACGAGAGAGGTTGGAAACGGGTTAGATGTGACACCCGTTTTGATACCGCACAAAAGAGAACAACTATTATAAAACAAAAATGCACCGACTCATCACGAGCCAGTGCATCAAGCAAGACAACAAATATGATAAAATAGACTATCTACGATAACGCCTAGAAGAAGAAGAGGATTTACCTCGATTATCATCATAATACTCGTCATAATCCATAAAATAAGGTCTACCACGATTATAACGACCATTTTGAAAATTTGTATAGGAATCCAATCCGGAACCAATACCATTAAAAATCATATTAGCAGAGTTAAGGGTCTCACGCCACGGCTGCAACTTCGTATCAAAGGCTGATTGCTTGTATCCTTCAAAGGCAGAACCAGCCCTAGAACGCAATATAGAAGAATCATGAAATGCATCAGCACCAGCATTAAATGCTCGACTATGATAATACGAGCCAAAATAAAAATTAGTATTATTAGTAGCACGAATCAAAGAATCCGAAGTCTCACGTATAATACGATTCTGAAGGTTATACCCATTAGCACGCGCATATGTCTCAATCTCCTCAGCAATAAGATTATTGATTTCTTGTCTCTTCATTTGACCAGACATAACAAGATATTCATAATTAGCTGCCTTAATATTTAATTCAGCCAGTTGTTGTTGGTCAAGATACTTATTCAGAATAGTCTTCGCATCAGCATCAAGAAGAGAATTCGTAATATTAGCGACAAGAAGGTTATTGCTCCAACGCTGGTTAGACAAATTCTCTTCAAGAGAAGCCATGCCAAGCTCGGCAGCCCTACGACCTTGAGCAAGATTATACTCACGCGCCTCAGGAGACGCATTACGCCAATCAGTAGCACCGAGATTCTGCCAAATTTGAGAGCGTAACAAATCGGACATATTAAGATTCTCAATATCAGTCTGTTTCTTCTCGGACATCATTTTCAACGCAGAAGCCAAATTAACACCAACAGACTGAAAATCAGGAGTATATGGAATTTGAGGAGCAGCACCAGCAGCAGAAGCGGCAGAAGTACCAGACATACCAGTAGCCGAACCAGCTTGCACGTCACTCATATATGGATTATAACCAGCTTCCTCTAAGCGCTTACGCTGTGAGGAAGCAGAATTATATTCATTTTCCTTATTCCACATATCTAACTGAAAATCACGGGCTTTTTGGGCTTCACGAGCGTTAAAATCATTATTCATTTGATTAATCTTGAGGTTAGTTTTATTAGTATCGGCCGTAGACTTAGCGCCAATAGCACCAGAAATCACAGAACCAAGACCACCAAATAAACCGCTAGCAAAGTCTTTAAATGCCATAACTATTCAGGTGTTGCAGAAGCAGAAGAAGCACCAGCAGCAGCAGCACCAGCAGCAGCAGCACCAGCAGCAGCAGCACCAGCAGCAGCCTGTTCAGCAGCAGCCTGCTCAGCAGCAAGACGAGCCTTTTCCTCAGCCTCTTTGATTAACGAATCATAATTTTCCATACAATACTCAGTCCAAGAACGCAATTCAGAAAGAGACTGAATATGCCTAGACTTAAGAGTAGACAACAAAGTATCATCATCCAATTGTGCCAAATATCTTGATTTATTCGGTGAAAAGCGGTTAAACATTTCGCGAAGTTCAGTAGGAGCAACACGATTTTCCAAACGTTGCTGATTAAACAACAAAGAAATATCATTCAACATATAAAACACACCGGAATCATCAGTAAAAGACGACAATTCAACGAGCTTATCACGAACCGCAAACTTACTCTTTTTAGAATCATAATCATGATTATAACCTACGCGTGAGTAAGGACGCACTTTCTTAACTTTTCTCATAATCAATAAGGCATTCCATCATAATCAAGGTTACGAGCTACACGAATGTCAAACGCTGCATTAATCAAAAACGTATCAGTGTCCCAATACGAATCAGCATTCACCGCAAAAATAGGGTCTAATATCGAAGGATTAACTTTAAAGAAATTATAATTAATACCTGTACCTTTAGTTCCTAAAGGTTTAAGCATATTAGACCAAAGTCCTGATGTTATAGGAGCAACCCACTCTTTTTCGGTAGTAGTAAAAGCACCTAAAACATAATCAACAGAGGTTTTCCAAGCATAATAGCGCGGAAGATAACCAACGGTAATAGTCGGAGCATCAGTAATTCCACCGGTAGACGGAAGCTCAATAGGACTATTCGAATAATAAGAGACCGTAATAGGCTCTAACCCAATGGCATCAAGTTCCGGAACAGGGAACGAAGTATTCATACTCGCAAAAAGTTGCGGGTCTGGAGCGGAAATAACATAATCAAGAAGAGGGACAGAATGATAAATACACATCAAAACACCCCAATCTTTAGCATAAAATTCCTCATTACTTTGACCTGTTCCAACACCTTTACCAGCAATCAAAGCTTCATTCGATTCAGTAATATTCGTATTAACAACCTCCGAAATATCAAGCGAAGAAGCTTCGCCACCAATATAAGTACTCATACCGGACAATTCAGAACCAACATCAACACCAAAATGAGCTTTAATCTGCGAACGATAATTCAAAGGGGTACATAGTGAAATCTCACGGAAACGTTGAAGGGCTTCACCACGACGAAGAGCAAGAACGTCAAGAGTTAAATTTGTACCTGCATCAATCAATTGAGTAGAAAATTCGGTACTAGTCCCAATCATTGTACTAGAGTTCGTAGGAGACTTCAAATTCTGCCCAGTTTTAACAGGTGCGCCCGTTGTGCCGTAAGAAATATCAACGACGGAAGTATCACCGTATTGAGCATCTGGCAAAGAACCGAAAAACATATCCTTATTCCAATTACAATATTCCAAATCAAAGAAAGTATTGTTTTCAAAATAAGTCACAGACTTTGAAAGATCAGCCGGAAGAATAGTAGTAGCACCTTTTCCGTCATAATAATCAATATTCCAAAGATAAGGCGCAGAGTCCTGCCATTGCGTCAAACGAAAATAATCCTGACAAAACTTCTTATAAGCAAGAATAGGGAAAACACTCAAAGCATGATTATAAGCGCGATTCTGACTATAAGAAGGGTCTTTAACACCGACAGATGTACCATAATTACTGCTACCATCAGCACCAACACCAGTACGGACATTACCATAGCGAAGATACTGAATAAGCTTATAAGCCAAATCAGCACGATTAAAACCAAAATAATTCAATTTAGATTTCATCATATCCAAAGACTCTGAAATTTGGGCAGCAGAGAAACAAGGCATATTAGAACCAAGTAAAACACTACCATCAAAAGAAGAAGCATGCTGCACATTCTGTTGAATCTGCGCAATCACTTCGGGAGCATTACGCCAAAGAAGATGAAGAGGACACCAAAACCAATCGTAATACTCTCGCACACGAGTATAGGCGGAAGTATTAACGGGTTGAGTACGGGTGAAATGCTGTTCCTTTAAACTGAACTTATCGCCAGGCATGGTTAAAGTCCATTTAATTGGAAGAAGCTCACCAACTTTAGCAGAAAAAGCAACCTTAGACGAAAGGTCAAAACCGGAACGCCTAGGGCGATTCTTCACACTAGAAAGATTAAACAATCCCATAACTTAACGTTTTAAATTAACACTAGTCGAATCCACATCAGAGGAAACCTTTTGCTCGGTCTGCTGGGTAGAATTCGAGTTATTTTTAGAAACAGACAAAGAAAGAGTGCACGACTGAACAAACAAAGTCGTGATAATGCCAATAACAAAGGTAGAAATCAACTTAACAATTTCTATCCACTGATTAGAAGTAATTTTCATAAAAATACATTATTTTGGTCATTTAACAATTTATGCTTGACACGAAAGTAATGAACTTCATGATAATTTGTATCACTCCATTTCTTAGTATAAATATTTTTAAGAACTTTTAAGTTCGGTTTAACATAAAATGAATCGAGAAGCTCGTCAGAATAACCCAATTCGGAAAATACGAGTTCCTGCATATAGAGCTGATTCTTAAGCGATTGATAATCACGATAATCATAAAACAACTCAACAGCCTTAAGCTTGGAACGGAGAGAACCTTTCATTTTCTCAAACATATTAAAACGGTAGAGAAAACGGGAAATCTTACCTATAGGAACATTCCAATCTAAAAAAGACTCTCCATCAAGACGAACAATATGCAAAAACTCTCTCACATAATCAGGAAAATCTTTTATCCGACATCCTTGCCGGAAGTTGTACACACACCACCAACATATAAATTCGGATACGTTTCTCGGAGTTGCTTCCTTAGATCGGAAGAGCACACGTCTGAACTCCA